ATTACAGATAATAAATGACATGGCCAATCAATCGGCAAATAGAGGAGGGTCATCTCAAAATTTATCATTGTATAACATTTATAAAAATAGAAGTTACACTTGTAATGTATCCATGATGGGTAACGCTCTCATCCAACCAACCATGTATTTTAATTTAAGACATGTACCTATGTTTAACGGTCCTTATATGATTTTGAGTGTTGACCACAATATAACACCTGGTCACTTTGAAACAATAATTGGGGGAATAAGACAACCTACAGCTTCATTACCAAAAATAGACCAATTTGTGCAAACTCTAAGAGTCAATTTACTAAAATCGATTCAAGACAAATTGAAGTCGGAAAAAACAAAAGACGAAGGAAAAACTTCAAATACCACAACAAACTCTATTAGTGAAAACCAAGAGTCAACACAAGAACTAACCACAAATCCAACAAGTACTTCATCGGCTAACCAAGTTTGTACCGCATCAACTGAGTACAGTACCTATGTTAAGTCTGAAAACGTATTTAAACGAAACTTAAATATTGTGGACATGAGTGAAGCGGTTAACGAAGTATTAAGTACGGTTTCTCCAAACGATACAAAACTTGCTCATACTATTTTTGCTATGATGTGGTTAAATGGTAATGGTTCCAGTGCAGGATTTACGGCGAATAATTATAATTATGCCGGAATTGATTTAACCTCTTCTTGGGGACAGTCAGGAAATGCTTACTTCTTAAAAGAATATTTTTGTTCTAGTAACAACGTACCATACGTATCGTTTGACAGTTATTTTGATATTATTGAGTTTTTGGCTAAGAGATGGAAAAGTAGAATGCCGTCAATTAAACAAGATAATTATCTTGAGATAACTAAATTCATAATTCTAAACTCTAAACAAGAAATTAAACCTGAATCTTTTTATGAGGATTATGAAATTGTTGACTTAACTAATATCGAAACTGAAGTCGAATCTGCCATACGTCAATACGACCAAGCAAATAGACAACTTAGTCTTTAATTAAGATTTTTTTTACATAATAGATATTTATAAATAAAAAACCATGAGTACAAAAGATATACTAGATAGTTATTTGGGTAAGAAAACCCGAATCACAGAAAGAGATAATGGTAATGGTTACAAAGAAGTTTGTGACTTAGATACAGGTGAATGTTATACTCTCAGAATGAAAGATGGTCTGATTGAAAGAGTTGACAACACAATGAATACAAATAAAAAAATTCAGGTGGAAACTCTTCACGGAGTTAAACAACTTTTAAACGGATAATAAAATGGGAATTGATACTAAAATTTTAGACGAATTAAAAAGATATAACGATATAAATCGTTATGTTACCGAACAAGAAGTTCCTCCACCACCTCCTGCTGAAGACCCTGAGGCAGTACCGCCACCAGCACCTGGTGGTGAAGTGGCACCTCCAGCACCTGTGGCTCCTGAAACTGCGGCACCACAACCTGTGGATGTAGCAAATGACCCTGATGTTGAAAAAATTGGGGAAGAAGGTGCTGAGAAAAAGGGTGATGAATTAGAAATTACAGATTTGGTAAAATCTCAGAAAAACATTGAAACCAAACAAGAAGAATATTTCGATAACTTATTTAAACATTTAGAAGACTTAGAAAGTAAGTTATCTAATATGGACCAAATAGTGACTAAGTTGAATGACTTAGAAGCTAAGGTTGAAAAATATAGAGTTAAAAGTCCTGAAGAAAAATTAGAACTTCGTAGTTTAGATTCGGGTCCATTTAACCAAAAATTAAGTGATTTTTTCGAGGATAAAGAAATAGATATGGAAAAATCAGGAAAAAATGAGTACGTTTTAACAAAAAACGAAGTTGAAGAATATTCACCAATCGACATCAAAAAAAGTTTTAGAGACTTTGGAGATGAAGAAACAGGGGACTTCACTGAAGTAAGATAGTAAAGTGGGGTCGAAAGACCCCATTTTTGATTTGACAAACCAACGGCTGACACTTATACTTAGTAAACAATTTAAATTTATATATTATGGCGACAAACAATTCTTTAGATGCGATTCTTTCGCAGTACGAAAATTCAAAACAAGGAGGTTCATCTAACTCCTCAAAAATGTCTCAAGATGAAAGAATGAAAAAGTATTTCGCGGCTATCCTTAAGGATAACGAGAAACAAGGTCAAAAAAGACTACGTGTCCTCCCAACAAAAGACGGAAGTTCACCATTCAAAGAAGTATGGTTCCACGAAGTTCAGGTTGATGGAAAATGGCAGAAGTTCTTTGACCCGGGTAAAAACGATAACGAGCGTTCTCCTTTGTCAGAAGTTTATGAAGAACTTATGTCAACAGGAAAAGAATCCGATAAGGAGCTTGCAAAACAGTATAAACCTCGTAAATTCTATATTGTTAAGGTTATTGACCGTGACAACGAACAAGACGGAGTTAAGTTTTGGCGTTTCAAACATAACTACAAGAACGAAGGTATCTTGGATAAAATCATCCCAATTTTCCGTCAAAAAGGAGATATTACTGACCCTGAAAATGGTAGAGATATTATTCTTGAGTTGACCAAAGCTAAGACACCAAAAGGTGCGACATATACGGTCATTCAGACAATTATGCACGACGACCCATCTCCTCTACATGATGATAAGGAGACAAAAGAAACTTGGGTTAGTGATGAATTGGCTTGGAATGATGTTTATTCTAAAAAGCCTGAGGAATACCTTGAAGCGATTGCTCGTGGAGAAGTTCCACGTTGGGATTCAGACGCGGGTAAATACGTTTATGGAAACTCAATTGAAGAAACGGTTTCTATGGGTGGAAAAAAATCAGTTGTTGACCCCCAATCTGAAGATGAACCATCAGATGACCTTCCTTTCTAATAAAAAATGTTAAATAAACTACCCCTGAAATATGGGGTAGTTTTTAATCCCTTTAAAAAATGACAACTCAAGAAAAAATTACGCAAAAATTGTATGAGGCGTTGACTAATAAGTACTCCGCCCAAATTTCAGAAGCCGAAGCAACATTAATGGTTTATTTCAATAATCCTGTTGGTATCGGAGAACATCCCCAACATTTGGAAGAGATGGATAAATTTGTTGACCAATTGGCAAGTGCGAAAGATAAGCTAGATGCTTTACAACAATTCAAGAAATATAGTTAATATGGCTATCAAGAAAAAAGAATTAGGTTTAGATTCAATCAAATCTAAATTCTCTACTTCGGCAAAATATAAACCTCAAAGGTATTTTGACTTGGGTACAGAATTTTTGGATGCGGTTGGAATACCAGGGCCGGCTATTGGGCATATCAATATGTTCTTGGGTCACTCTGATACAGGTAAGACCACTGCTCTTGTAAAGGCGGCGGTTGACGCTCAGAAAAAAGGAATTCTTCCTGTATTCATTATCACCGAACAAAAGTGGTCATTCGAACACGCCCGTATTATGGGATTCCAATGTGAGGAAGTTGTTGATGAATCAACAGGTGAGATTGATTGGGATGGATTTTATCTATTCAATAATAACTTTGATTATATCGAACAAATTACCGAATATATCAACAACTTGTTGGATGCTCAAGAAAAAGGTGAATTGGATTATAGTTTGCTTTTCCTTTGGGATTCAGTTGGTTCAGTTCCTTGTAAGATGACCTTTGAAGGTAAAGGTGGCAAACAACATAACGCTTCGGTTCTTGCCGATAAGATTGGTATGGGTATTAACCAACGAATTTCAGGTAGTCGCAAAGCTGATTCAAAGTTTGAAAACACACTTGTGATTGTTAATCAACCTTGGGTTGAATTACCTGATAATCCATTTGGTCAACCAAAAATTAAGGCAAAAGGTGGGGAAGCGATTTGGTTGAACTCATCTTTGGTGTTTTTGTTTGGTAATCAAAAAGGTGCCGGTACTACAAAAATTACCGCCACAAAAGATAAGAGAACTGTTAAATTTGCAGTTCGTACCAAAGTATCTGTACTTAAAAACCACATTAATGGTTTGGGATATGAGGATGGTAAGATTATAGTAACACCACATGGATTTATGGCAGGTAAAGAACCGGCCGAAGAAAAGGCATCCATTGAAAGTTACAAAAAAGAACACGCTGAATATTGGAAAGATATTTTGGGTGTAGCTGATTTGGATTTTGATTTGAAAGAAGAAGTAGAACCTTAACCAAATAAAAGGTGACCAAAACATTATTAATTGATGGAAACAATTTATTAAAAATTGGATTTCATGGTGTGAAAGATTTCTTTCACGAAGGTAAACACGTTGGGGGTATTTGGCATTTTCTAAATACTACCCGACGATTTATCGAAGAAGAAAACTTTGATAAAGTAGTTGTGTTTTGGGATGGTGAGGGAAGTTCTCTCGCAAGAAAAATAATCTACCCCCAATACAAGGAGAACAGAAAACCTGGTTATGACTTTAAAGAAGAGTCGTTTTACGAACAAAAACATAGAGTAAAACAATATCTTGAAGAGATGTTTGTTCGTCAGGTTGATATTAATAACAATGAGGCGGATGACCTTATTGCTTATTATTGTCAAATTGCAAACGACGAGATTATAACCATTTTCTCGAGTGATAAAGACCTAACACAGCTTATATCACAAAACGTGTCTATATACTCACCCAGTAAAAGATTAACCTATAAAAAAGGTGATTTTATCAAACTACAAGAGGTTGAGATACCCCACTATAATGTTAAAACATATAAGATAATTTCTGGTGATAAATCAGATAACATTGACGGTATCTATTATTTGGGTGAAAAAACTTTAGTTAAATTATTTCCTGAGATACTTGACCGTGAGGTTTCTTTTAACGATATTTTAACAAGAGCCGAGGTATTATTAACCGAGGACAAAGAAAACAAAATTTTACAAAACTTACTTTCAGGTAAAACAAAATCAGGTATCTATGGAAATGAATTTTTTGAGATTAACAACAAAATCGTGGATTTGTCTAATCCGTTAATCACAGAGGAAGGTAAGGAAATCGTTAAATTATATTATAGTGAAACATTAGACCCCGAGGGGAGAGGACACAGAAACCTAATCCGTATGATGATGGAGGATGGGTTCTTTAAATTTCTCCCAAAACATGACGAAGCATGGGTAAACTTTGTAAAACCGTTTATGAAATTAACAAGAAAAGAAAAAAAACAATTTAAAACCAAAAAGTAATTTTTTATGAAAGAGCAAGATTTAACAAAACTTGAGTTTTTGATGATGGTTAATGACAACATCATCGTTCAGAGGTATTTTAATGTCCGTGACTACAATCCCGAGGCTAGGTATTCATCTGAACTCTATGAGTTTATTTTAGAATTTAAAGATACTCTCACACATCGTTTAAAGATGAAAACTGTCGACTACATGCTTGAGAATTCTTATGAGATTCAGGGCAATCCGGCAATTTTGGATACGTCTTATACTGATGGTCCCGAGCACTTTAACGTATTTATTAAACATGGGGACATGACAATTTGTCATCGTCAGATTGACGCTAAAATTTTTCCTCCTAAAATAAGATACACCGTAGATATCCGCCCTCATATAAAAAGTTTGCTTTCATCGCTTACTGACATTTTTTCGGCGAAAAATTTAACTTTTGAATTCGCGGGAATTAGTACTAAGCGATAATATTTATCAAAAACGAACAAAAATTTACTATGGCGTCAAACAAAAATTTCGATTATTTAGGGTCTTCTTTTCAAATACAGTTACTGAACCAAATCATCATTGATAAAGAATTCGGAAGGTCCATTATTGACGTTATAGAACAACAATATTTTGAAAATAAATACTTCAAAATCATCTTGCAAATGATTAAGGAGTATTATTTAAAATACGAACACGTACCGACTTTTGATACCTTAGAACAAATCACCAAATCGGAACTACAACAAGAATTGGCCTCTAAAATTGTGATGGATACCATTGCAAAAATTAAAGAGTCACCAATCGAAGGTAGTGGATTCATCCAAGAAAAAGCTCTTAAATTCTGTAAACAACAAGAACTTCAAAAGGCGATTACAAAGGCTCAAAAAGTTATTGACGGAGGTGAATTTGAGAGTTATGATAAACTTGAAGAACTAGTTAGAGAAGCTCTACAAGTTGGAGAACGAGAGGATGGAATGGCGGATGTATTCTCTAATTTGGATGATGTACTTAACGAAGACTATCGTCACCCAATCCCAATGGGAATACCAGGTATCGACAGATTGTTAAAAGGAGGTTTGGCAAAAGGAGAATTAGGCGTTATCTTAGCCCCCACGGGAGTAGGTAAGTCTACATTCTTAACAAAAATTGCAAATCACTCATTTAATTTGGGATACAACGTACTTCAAATATTCTTCGAGGATAACCCAAAAATTATCCAACGTAAACACATCACACTTTGGACAAAAGTCCACCCTGATGAGTTATCAAATAAGAAAGATGAAGTGATGGATAAGGTTAGAGAGGTACAAAGTAAGATGGAGAACCGTTTAATTTTAAAGAAACTACCATCGGATACTTTGACAATGCTTCAAATCAAAAATCAACTTCGCAAGATGATTGCAGATGGAATCAA